GGGCGGCGGCAACGGCAACGACGGCCCGGGCGGGGTGGCGCTGCTCGACCACTCCAGCTTCGAGGTGCTGGGCCCGTTCGAGACGGCCGGGCGGGCCGATCAGTACCTCGCCTACGACGTGTCGTGGTGCCGCTTGTATACTAGGTGTGTCAGGCATGGCAGACGGCGAACGGGTGGTTACCGTGGCAGGCATGAGAGCGCTAGGCGGCGGCCGGCTCAGCAAGGATTCAGACGCAAGCACAAGCAGAGAGCGTCAATTTGAGGCGATAGAGCTGACCGCAAAACTACGCGGGGATAGGCTCGTTTATATCGCATTCGACAACGACATTTCCGGGGCGATTAGCCCGTTTGATCGTGAGGATTTGGGCCCGTGGCTCACTGATCCGGCAAAGATCGCACAATGGGACGTTCTCATAGTTCCCAAACTTGACCGCCTTACCCGGTCACTTTTCGATTTTGCCGATTTCGTTAAGTGGGCCGACGTGCATGGAAAGCTACTTATAAGCGTTAGTGAGGGGATCGACCTAAGCACCCCGGCCGGTAGGATGATTGCTAACGTACTCATTGCGTTCGCTCAATTTGAGCGGGAGCGGACCGGGGAACGCCGGGCAGAGGCAGCCGAAAAGCTACGTGCCCTGGGCCGTTGGAACGGGGGCCGTGTGCCTTATGGTTATCTGTTTAAAGAGGGTAACGGCGGGCTCCGGCAAAATCCGGACACGGCACCAGTTGTGCGCCGTATCGTGAGCGAGATTATAGCCGGGGCGCCTATGTCCGTTGCGTGCGAAAAGCTAACGGCCGAAAACGTGCCTACCCCACGCGGGGCGCCGACTTGGCAAACAAAAGCGCTTACAAAAATCGTTAGCTCCCGTTATCTCCGTGGCGAGCTGCAATACAAAGGGCATAGCGTACTAGACTCAGACGGTAGCCCGGTCATGATAACCGATGAGCCCCTAATCACAGAACACGAATGGGACCTATTGGCCGACATGCTTAAAGACAGAGCCAGGCCCCGGGGCACGTATCAGCATGCGGCCGGGGTGCATTTGCTCTTGCGGATCGCCTACTGCGGCGAATGCGGCTCGCCAATGTATCATCAGCATAACGGCCCAAATGACTATTATCGTTGTGCCGGTAAACACGGTATCCCGGCAATGCGCGCAAAGACGCTAGAGGATGCCGTAACAGACGCTTTGCTACGGACCTATGGGCAACGCGCGATCGAGCGGCGCGCGAGCACGGGCAAGGATTACGCCAGCGAGCTACGCTTGACGGAGCGGCAGCTAGATGAGCTTGACGGGGCATACCGGGCGGGCACTATCTCTATTGAGCGATTCTCGAAAAACTCTCAGACTCTTGAGGCGCGGCGTGATGAGCTAGAGCTACTTGTTAAGCAAGCTCAAGAGGCCAATTGGGAGCCCACGGGTGAGACTGTGGCGCAACGCTGGGAGCGGTCGGACGCTGAGGCTCGCCACATGATGCTACGGCGCCTGGGGCTCCGCTGGGAGCTGAGCCGGGAATACCGGATCAGTGACCATGCATGGCGTTGGCGGTTTGACTCTAGCTGGCTACCCGCTGAGGATGCCCACGAGCGGCTAACGCGCGTTAGCTAAACTGCCCCCTAGCGAGCCCCACGCAAGCCCCAGAGCCTCTAACGGCGCCAGGCCCTTAGCCTCACTAGGCCCCCAGCTCTGGGGCAGCTCCGGGCCGCTGGCAGCTCCGGCAACAATCCGTAACCCCGTTCACGTTAAGTAAGCCCTTGACAACCCCCGGGGCAGGGCGGCAAGATTCCGCCTGGGTGGGCCGGAAACGGAGATTTCTGGCATGGACACGGAGACGTTTAACCACGCCCACGCGGCCGCCATACTGGCCGATTGGATAGCTAGCGGCTGGGCATGCCGCATGATCAACGAACCTGAGCCCCAAATCCTAGAGTTGCCTCACGGCGAAACGATTGAGGCAAAGCGGGCAAGCAATCTCGAATGGCTGGCCGCTGCCCTGCTCAGGGCAACCGAGGGGGACGGCCCGCCAGCGTCATTGATCCCCTGAGAGCCGGGGGCGGCTCTGGCTCTCTGAGAGGGGGGCTTTACCGGGGCTGCCCCCAACAGGACGGGGGGACGGGGGACGGGGCCCGCCGTATCTTTCCTGTCGTGCGGCGGGCCCCTCTAACCATGGGGGAAACCATGACGTGATACCGGAGGATTCCGCGGCCCTGGCCGCGCACAACGAGCGGGTTAGAGCCCTGGCCGACGTGATGCCAGCCGGGGCCCTTACCCATGCCGTGTGTGCTATCGGCTACCGGGCAGACAAACACACGGGCATAACCTCCGGCTACAGCATCCCCACCATGGCCAGGCTCAGCCAGGGCCAGCCGTGGGAGATAAGCCCCCGGGAGCTTGACCGGGCGATACGGGTACTAGCCCCGGCCGGGGTGATCGAGATACGGCGGCCCCCGGCTAAAGACGGCAAGAGACAGGCCAACGATTATGAGCCGGATTACGGCTATAAGGATCGTGAGCGAGTGAGCGAGGCGTGGGAGATGGGCAAGCGGCAGAGGCGCCGGGAGCGGCAACGGAGAGCGGGCAAGAGCGTTACCACGGTAACGATCCCGGCCGATGATGAGGCAGAGCGGCTAGCGGCACTAGGCGACTACCCGGAGCCTCCGGAGCCCCCGGAGCTGGCCGCCGTGCCCGGTTGCCCTGTGTGTGAGGGGCGGCATGATCTCACGCACGGCGGCAACCCATACGGCAAATTTGGCTGCCGTGACTGCCAGAGACACGACCGGGAGCCGGGCTGGCAAAACCGCAGGTGAAACCTCACGCCCACACTATGCCTCCGGAGTTTTCCCAGGTGAAACCTCACGCCCACAACTGGCAGGGATTCCGGCCAAAGTTGGGCCGTCACGTTTCCGCAGGTGAAACCTCACGCCCACAGCAAAAGCCCAGGTGAAACCTCACGCCCACAAATCCGGCCTGGGAAAGTGTGGGCGTGAGGTCTGACCTGCTGTGGGCGTGACTAACTATATATAGAACTATATATATTAGTGACACACTCTAAAGAGTGTGTGTCACATATAAGCTAAGTTAAATTAACATAGTTAGTCGCGCCAACGGCGCGGCGTTATGAGCTTTAACCTTAGCCGTCTCGCTGCCGCTCGTGGTGGATACCCGCGCCCAGGCATACGAGCCTGAACGCGGGTATAGTTTCGTGGCCGGATATTTCATTCACTGGCCGATGCTACATTCCGGAAACCCGATATGCTACAATTGTATTAAGGGCAGTTGGACAAACAGGCAAACCCATTTGATATAATTATATCAAACCCCTTGAGAGCTTTTCTGCCGTCGCGCCATCGGCGCGGCCGTCCCTTATCTATCCCGGTTAATGCCGCTGGGGGTTGTCATCATGCAACACACCGAATTTGATCCCGACCTCGCCTATGCTCTCAGGCACGCGGCCGTATTCTACCGGCTCTCAACGCCACAATACATCAGGCAAATATTGCAGCGGGCGGTCGACGACCTTTGTGACGCTAACCCGCTCTATAAAGAGATCATAGACCACAAGCCATAAGCCCTTGAGGATCGAGGGTAACGGCGGCCGAGGCCCAATCTACCGCCACGATCCCGGCCTATTGATTGGCATATCGACCACCGACTATAAGCCAAAGCCCCGTAATGCTAGACGTTCAGCTATTACCTTGACACCTTTCGGCTATTTGCGTTTGAGCATTTACGCTTTGATGACGGATGATGAGCTTGCCGCATAAGAGCATTCCGGCTCTCTGACCTGGGGTTTCTTTAGCGATCATTGCTCCTGGGGGCCGCTCATTTGCCATTTTCTCTCCCCAGATGAAATTCTAGGTTTCCTAATTAATTACGCGATTGGCAAATCAGGGCCAATTGTGGCTAATTGAATAATTCAATACCGGCTGCCGGGAATGCGGCAGCAACGCAACTGAGGCAGCCCAGGTCAACGGGCCTCAGTGACAAAGCTCCTGGCGAGGTCATACGCGGGAGCTGCCGGGATTCACACTGGCGTGTCAGCGTCTCCCATTTTCCCAATTTTCTACCGTGGAGACGTTAACAATGGATATTTGCACTCTTGTTCGCTCTATTGAGAGCGATATTGAATCTGAGAATAGTAAAGAGGACCGGGCCCGCCGTGAGCTTGACGGGATCATTAACGGTGCTCAGAGCCAGGGACGCCGTATTCTGTCGGCCCAGGAGGATCAGCGGAGCGACCAGCTTTTCCGTGACATTGACTCCGCCCGGGAGGCCCGTAGGGCTCATCAGGGCCGTCTAGAGCGGGCCAGGGATGCCCAGGCAGACGAGGCCCGGATTGACGCTGAGAGCCGGGTACGGCGCGACACGGGGGCAGCTCCGCCCGCCTACGATCAGGTTGCCCGTATCGGCCGTGAGGCCCGGGAGTACAACCCGGGCAACGACCCCAGAGGGTCCGGTTTCCTGGCTGATGTTGCCCGTGCCCAGGTTATGGGTGACGCTGCCGCGTGGTCCCGGCTCTCCCGGCATATGCAAGAGGAACGGGTTGAGCGGCCACAGTACAGCGAGCGGGCAGCGGGCGACCTGACCACGTCGGGAGCTGGCGGCATGGTCGTGCCTCAATACCTCGTTGACCTGACCGGGCCAGCCGTGGCAGCTCGTAGGCCACTGGCGGACAACATGGCCTCCCATCCGTTGCCGGCTGAGGGTTTGAGCTTTGTTGTGCCCACGATCACCACGGCCACGTCGGCAGCTCTACAGGCGTCCCAGCTCACGGCGGTTAGCGCTACGTCCATGGTTGAGACGGACGTTAGTGTCCCGGTACAGACGGCAGCGGGCCAGCAAAATGTCTCGCGCCAGGCGGCCGAGCGGTCCCGGATCGATCAGTTTGTTATGTCTGATCTTTTGGCCCGGGTTGCTACTGTCCTTGATTCCACTCTGATTAATCAGGCAACGACCGGGCTTTCCGCGGTTGCCCTGGGGACGCTGGGGGCGTTTGCGAGCACGAGCCCGACCGGGGCGTTGCTCTATCCTAAGATTTTGGCGGCAGCCAACGGGGTTGAAACAACGCTTTTGGGGCAGGGTGCAGACCTTGCGGTAATGCACCCCCGCCGCTGGTATTGGCTGGCTAAGGAAATGACGAACACGTGGCCGTTTATCAATAGCCAGGGTATCCCTACCCAGGCTGGCGGCACTAACAACAATGCCGCTTATGGGCCGGGTTTCCGTGGGACGCTGCCTAGCGGGCTTAGTGTGATTGTCGACGGCAACGTGCCGACCACCGTTAGCGCCAACCAGGATGAGATTTATCTGGTCCCTAGTGGTGAGGCTCATTTGTGGGAGGACCCTAACCAGCCGACAATGATAAGGGCAGAACAGCCTAACGCCCCTAGCCTGGGAGTCCTTTTCGTCTGTTACCAATACTTTGCTTACACTTTCCAGCGCATGCCGTCTGGGGCTATGCAAAAGGTCGGCGGGGCGGGTTTGACGACTCCGTCGTTCTAGTTAATGCGGCACCTCCGGCTCTCACGCGGCCGGGCTGGGGCGCCTGGGGGGCGGCAGCGGGGGCCGGGTTTGGCCGCCTTAACGGCCCCCGTTGTCTCAATAGGTTAAGAGCCCGCGTTGGCCCGTCAGCGTCTTACCTCCCGTTGAGCGGGTTAGATACCCTCGCGGGCTTTTGGCCGGGGCTTGCTGGCTCCCGGCCGTGGCCGGGCGGCAAGTTGTAGCCATAAGGGAACCTCTGCCCCCTTAAGCTCGTCGAGCTTGCCGCCTGGCCGCTAATTGCATATTTCGGCTCGTGGCAGCGGGCTTGGTTTGGGCCTCGGTTGCTGCCACAACCGGGGCCCTTTTTGTGTGAGAGCGATTCTAAGCGGTTTTGGGCCGGAAACGGGGGATTGTAGGGCCCCGGATACACGTTCGCGTTTCTGCAGGTCACCGGGTTAACGCTGGCGCCCTAGGGCTCCAGCGTTTCCGCAGGTCAGAGCGTTGCGGTTCTGTGAGAGCAATTCTAAGCAAGATCATTTGAGGTTTCGATGCGCCACGAGATAAAAAGCCATGACGATTACTGGCGACGGCTCGCCACCGATCCGGATTTCCGGCAAGAGATGAGCGAACGCCAGCGGAATCTAAACTCTAATTCTAACCCAAACGAGACTCGTCCAAGTCGGTACGCATCGCAATTCTCAAACGAGTCTGCGCGCTGCCAACTTCTGTGGAAAGAGAGTCAATCTCTTCGGCGGCCGCATTTGTGTCCATTGCCACGATCATGTCCAGGATTTTAGCTGTGATTTGATCCATAGGCTTGGCAACATCCACTGGCGCGATAAGCCCCACCTCGTTTGTTGCCTTGTACATAACATCACGCTGTTTGCTAATTGTAATGCTAGCGTGTCTTTCGCCCGCACTAGCCGTAGAGGATGAGAACCGGTATTGGACAAGTGCCAGCAAAATCTCGGAGAATGCCGACAGGCAAGCAGCGTATATCCGGCGTTTCTCGGCCTCACGCGCGCGCTTATTCTCGGCATCAATTCCCAGATTCAAGTTCTCAGTCGTGGCTTCAAGGCTCCGCGTCAAGTCCCTCGCCTGCGCCTCACGACCCCGCTTTCCCTGCCACAATGTGCCAGCGACGCCAGCGATGCCGACAGCGCCTGTTATGGCGGTGGATACGACTACTGTCCAGTCCATGACTGTCTAGCCTACCGATCATCGGAGCTTGCGCAACGATTGAGCCAGTGCAGCCACCACGGCCGGGATATCCTCGCGTCTAGCGCGAATGACCGCTATGACACAAGCGAGGCCAACGAGGCACGGAGCCAAGGCCACGATTACGGCGACCGCAACGGGGAACATGCACTGAGTATGGGGAGGATGCCTGGCCCGCGCAACTCAGGCATATGAGGCACGTTGAGGAAAGATGAGGAAAGATGGGGAAAGATGGGGAAAGTTGGCTAGCGTTGTCTAGCGTTCAATAGCGTTGAATAGCGTTCAATAGCGCAGAAAATCGTTATCTTGCCGTGACCTTATTAGCGGCGCCGCGTGGCCGTGTTGTGGAGCTAGCGGAGCTGGCCGACTCAACGCTCGCCCCTCAACTTGTTCAGGACGGCAAGCGCGCGCCTCGCCCGCTCGCCACGGCCAAAGATGTGGGTGATCCCCGCGACTAGCCATAGGACAGCATGGGCAACCCTGGGGCTGTAGCGGAGGGCCACAACCGCCCCGGCAAGGACGGTAGCGTGTTCGGCCAGTCTGGGCAGGTTCACGGCGCGGTCTCCAATGGCGTGCGTTGGAAACCAGCGTCTAAGGGTTCCTACCCCTCCGGTCCCGATCCGGCGCTGCCCTCTCTAACCGAGCCCTGGGGCCAGCGCCAACGACTTTTACCGAGCCGCTTGCGCGGCAAGACGTTGGTACTGCCGACGATTATGCCACGGCGGGCACGCCAGGCGGGCGGCTCTGGGCGGGCGTGTCGCCCTGCTACCTCGGCACGGGCCTCGCGCGATAGGGGCTGGCCGGGGGCCTCGCATGGGTATTTAGAGGTAGCCAACCGGCCAGCCCCAGCGTTACAGGATACGCCGTGTCTGTCCGCGCCAACAACGCTCCCATGTCTCCGATGGGATACTAGCCAGGCCCCCGCCGTCAGAGGTCACGCGGCAAGGGCCGGGGGTGAACTCGCCGTGCTGCATCTGATTGCCGGAATACCCGGTAGCAATCATGTATCCCACCGCGCAGCGGCTGGTGAGGTGGGCTGGCGAAGTCACCAAGAATGTACGCTGACCGTGAATAGGGGTGGGTCATCTGTGTCCTCGGGGTATTGCACCTTCGCATCACGCACAGCCTGGATAACCGTCGCGTTCGCTATGCAGGCATCGCCGTCAGTGACCTGAACCTCGCTAAGGTGTACATGGTACTCAGGCGGTGGGTTGGGCGGCGTCGGTGGGCTGGCCGGCGGCGGCGGGCTGTTCTCGTCGCTCTCAGTCACTCTCGTCTCCTCTCCCCGTATCCTATGGCGGGGATATCCCCTGAGTATGGCACACGGGGACGCATTACGAGAGGCACGGCCACCCCCGGCTCGGGCGGGGCGCGCTTTCGGCTGTCGCTGGCGCGTTGGCCGGCTTGGGATCGCATGCGAGCTGGTTGCGCCCGGCCTGCTTAATGATCCCCGGATAGCCGGCTGCAGAGCAGGGCTGGCCCACGTGCCCGGATGAGCAGGAGGTGAGACCGCAGGAGACGGACGGGCTGGCAGCTTGCGCTGCCGGGCTGGATGCGGTGCCACATCCGGTCAGGGCAGCGGCAAGCGCGAGCGCGGCGGCTGGCAGCCATTTCCAGTTAGTCACTGTGCTACGCTCCGGTTTAGGCGCCGGGGGCGGAGGCGCGAGAGTGAATAGCGGTTCCTGTTGCGGGTTGTCTTGTATTAGCGTCATTGGTTGCCTCCGTGGGCGGGCTCCGGGCGATCTACCTTCCCCGATAGCCGGCCGGAGCCCCGCGCCCAATGTTGTTAGTCGTCCGGCTCTCCGAATAGAGCCCATTTGGTCCGCCAGCCCGCACGGCGGGCCGTGGCGAGAGCCCAACCCAGCGGGGTTGCCTTAAACGGGGGCGGGGCGAATGCGATCATGCTGCAATCCCCGCAACGGGCAGGGGCACGAGCCCAGCGATTCCGGCTCCGCTAGTGTCGCGCTAGGAAAGTTTCTTTCTGTTTGAGACAATCGGGGGATGCGTGTAGCTGCCCCGCTGGTGCTGCGGGCCGGGGACCGGGAAAGGCTGGCCAAGATGGCCTCCTCGAGGGCCGGCGAGGCCGGCCTGGCGCGGCGGGCGAGGATCGTGCTGCTGGCCGCTGAGGGGCTGCCGCATACGGAGGTCGCCGAG